GGACCATATATTCGGGAATAGTGAAATGGTATCACACAGCACTTTGACTGCTGGGTTCTTAGTTCGAATCTAGGTTCCCGAGCCAACGGGTGGGTAAACGACCTATTAAGTGCGATAGAGTATGGACGCATATTCAAGTCAATGCCCGTCGTTATATGCCACTTTAGCACAGTTGGTAGTGCAGCTCACTTGTAATGAGAAGGTCGCCTGTTCGAATCGGGCAAGTGGCACCAAAAATCAGGAGGAATAACTTATGAATAAAAAAGATAGTGTCTTCTAGGGCTTTGTGCCTAAGGAGGCGAGAAGATGAGTAGAAGTTATAAAAAATTTCCACAAATAAGAGCATACTATGGTAAATCTGGTAAAACAGCAAGAAACTTTGCTAATAGAAAAATAAGAAGATTACCAATAGAGTATGAAATTCCTAATGGAGGACAATTCAAGAAACTATATGAAAGATGTGAAATATGGGATTATGGTTTTACTCAATTCAAAGAATGGGAAATTCAAGATTGGGAAAAAGAAGAAGCTCATATTGTAAATGGTATATATTCTTGGAAAGCAAAATATCATACTTCATTAGAAGAAACTCTTGCTGATTGGAAAAAAACTTATATTTGCAAATAGGGGTATGGTTAGCCCCTTCATATATGGCGCTAGGGGCAGTCGGTTAAGCCACCAGGTTTTCATCCTGGGGTGCTCAGTTCAATTCTGGGTAGCGCTACCATAAACTAAGATAACTAACTTTCTTTTATATGATATACGCTCCTTTCTATGTTGTATCATAACCATAAAAGTAAAATATTCGTACAGTTATACGTGCTGGTCCCAAAAAGACGTATAATCCTCTCGGTTAGTTATCTTAGTAATTGAATATGCAAACGTGGGTGAGTGGTTTAAACCAACGCACTGCTAACGCGTCGACCGTAACTGGTCCGTAGGTTCAAATCCTACCGTTTGCGCCAATTGGTACCTAACTTACCAATCGTCAGCTGGTCCCTAGTGACGTAAACAAAAGGGAGTTTAGCGTGGTTAGTAGCAAGACGTCACACAAACAACTCGAGAATAACCCTCGTGACGCACGTGGAATATGATAGCTTCATATTGAATGACGGGCAAGTAAAAGTTTATTAAAGCGTTCTTTTACTTAGTTGGCTAATGCCGTGATAACGGTCCCGCACGAAGGCATTTAGTGTGACCTCTACGTTGCTTCAGGCAGCGGGGTTGCAGGCGGAATAAACGATAAAACCGCCATACTCCTTTATATGAAAGAGGTGAGATTATGTTAGAAATGATAACACGTATTACACTTTTATTTTTACTTTTTATACAAATATGTTTTATAATATATCTTCTTATTAGTAGTATAAAAAGAGATAAAGAAGATAAAATTTTTTGGAAAAAAATACATGACGAGTTAGAACAATCTTTACAAAAACAACTAAACGAACTTGAAGAATTAGATAAACCTGTTGAGGAGGAAAAAAGTGAACCGAAAGAATAAAACTCCAGGAGTAGTTTATTCAAATAAAGAGAAACAAAAGGAAAACCGAGAACTTATTTCTCAGTACGATAAACGAATAAATGACTTACTTCATAAAATTGAATTTACAGACGCAAATCCTGCACAGGCTTATAAAATGTATATGAAATTACAAGGATTTTTAAGAAAGAAAAGGGATTTAAAAAAATCTGGTAATATTTATATACCTCGTACAGAAACAGGTAATTATATTATAAATGGTAAAGTAACAAACATCAAAAAGGAGAATATAAAATGATAGAAATAGATAAAGAAATCAAAGATAAAATAAATAATCTAGCTGATATAGTGGTTACAGCATTAAAAAACGATGGAAATATTTTTATAAATATACAAATAGAAGAAGAATTTTCACAATATGATGTATTATTTGCTTATGTCTATAATGATTTTGGTAGACATCAAAGAGGAATATTAGCTACTGATTTAATGATAGGTGTCGTTGGTTTTGGTTGTTACGGATTTAATACTCATATCACAGATACAGACCCTAGTTATTATACAGAAAAATTAGGAATACATAGTAATTTCTTATCATTTTTGTTTAATGAAGTAAGAAAAAAATTAAAAGAAAGTTAAGATATCTCTTGACTTTTTTTATTTTATTTTATATAATACATTCATAAATAGAACGTAAGTCGTTTACAGGATTAAACGCAGTAACAGAACAAGTTATATAAAGGATCCTGTAGACCTACGAAAGGGTCTATTTTTTATATTAAAAGAAAGGAGGGCTACAGGATGAAAATATGGATTTATGGTAGAGTTATGTCAGGTAAAACTACATTTGCTTCTCAGTTTGAAAACGCGTATATTATTTCTACTGATGGTAATGCTGAATACACATTCCCACCAGAAAGAATATTAAGAGTAAGAAATTACAAAGAACTAAATGACGCACTTGCTAAATTGAAAACTATTAAGCCAAACTGGGTTATAGTAGATACTACTTCATACTTGATTGACTATTTAAGATTTTATTGGTGTGATAAAAATGGTGTAGAACACGAAAGTGAAATAGCTTATAAAGGTTATACAATGCTTAGAAGTTTCTTATGGGAAAGTATTTTTACTATTGCAAACAGTTTTGATAATGTAATGTTTATCTCGCATGAACAAGAAATCATAGAGAAAAATAAGTTTGGTAGAGAAATCTCTAAATTCCAACCAGTATTTGAAGAAAAATTAAGAGACCAAATGTCTGGACTTATGGGTATAATTGCTAGAACAGTTAAATCTATAAGTGAAGATGGTACAGCAAGATACGAATTACATATTTCAAATTCTGATGATGAATTTGGTGGTTCAAGATTAGCAATCAAGAAAACTGCTATTCCATTGACTAAAAAAGATTTTGACGAGAACTTTACAATTTCATCTTCTAAGTTTGATGGTGCAAAAATTGTATCAGGAGAAATGAAACTAGAAGATACTTATAAAACAAAACAAGAAGAAAAAACAGAAGAAGATAAACCAAAAAGAAAATCAGTAATAGGATAATAAAAGGAGGATATTAAAAATGGATCAAGACGATTTAAAAGAATTAAATGCCATATTCAAAGATATGGGTGGAGTAGATAAAGTAGAAGACTATACAAGTAATTTTGAAGAATTACCAGATGGTATGTATTTAGGAGAAATAGAAAAAGTTTCTACTAAAAATTCAAAAAAGACAGGTAGACCTATGATGGAAATTATAGTAGCCATTGAAGGTGGAAAGAAAGAATATGTTTATTTAATGCTAGCAGGTGCTGACTTAAAGAAAACACAAACTGCAGTAGCAAGAGCCGTAACTCAATTAAAAAAATTAGGTGTAGACGGTGTAGAATTAGAAGACTTCTTAACAGGTGCATTAAGTTTAACAGGTAAAAAAGTAAATCTTAAAATCGAAACAAATGGTTCTTTCAAAAATAGAGATTTAACTTTAGCATAAAATTATCGGCGATACAAAATCGCCGATTTTTATTTGATTTATTTCTGTTCACTTTTTCAAGATGATCATCTGAACGGTTTTAAGACTCATCTTTGCGTCTTAAATGACTCAATCTAAATTCTGTTCACTTTTTTCCATGTCGTAGTTTGTCACTTTTTGTCGAATCTTATCAAAACGTGACAAATAAGCACTAAAATAAGGGGTAAAATCGCTATATAGTGTTGTAAGGCTTTAAAACACTCGTATAACGATTTTCCCCTTTTAGAGTATAACTTATATACATTAATATTTAAAACTGCTTAAAACTAATTTTAAAGCGTCGATTAGGTTACATAATTATCATTAAGTGACAAATTCGTTACATAATGTAAAATAAAAGCATTAAGTGACAAATTTTCTGTTCACTTTTAATAACTGTCTCCTAAAATCGTTTGCACATCAATTGATAACGCTAAAGTTTTTATTTTATAATTAGAAGCATTGTTTGTATACTCAGAAACTGCACCAACTGTTCCAGCTGAATCGAATATTAAACATCCAACTCCAAGATCTCCTGCTAAAACTGTCATGTTATCAGATTGAG